TATAACATTTTCTACAACCCATTTACCTTTAAAATAACCTTGTAAAAATAATATTTCTTCATATAACTTCATATCTGGATAAACTGCTTTAGCACCATATTCCATTGATAAACCTTTTCTTAATTGACTATGTGTTGGACAAGGTGGACTACTCCATATAAAATCAAATTCTTTGTAATGTTTTAATAGATATTGGTGTGCATCTGTAACTATAACTTTATCATTTGGAAAGAAATCCTGGTATATTTCAGCTATCTCCTTATTATTTTCAATAGCTGTAACTTCATGTTCTGCCGGCCAAAGTTTTCTATTACCTCCAATCCCTGCATACAAATTTAATATTTTCATAATTGTTTTTGTTTTCCTTCTAATAATTTATCTATATTCACCCCCAATCATTTTTAGGTTAGTCTCCAATTCTAAATGCATCAAAACTGACTGCTGCAACGGTCAAATTTGTTATCCCATCAAGGTTTGCAACGTATAAGGATAATACATCACTATTCGCAAGAATGTGTACACCCGTTGCCGAAATAGCGCCTAAATCTGCCCCCCTGACCATGCGATGGATTATCATATTGCCAGGGTATTCTATTGTAACATCCCCAGTGGGGCTACCGGCGTCAAAATTGCCATTGCCAGTCGTGGCGGAACCATCTAACTTAACTATCTTAAAGGTATTATCTGTTTTACCATCAACTATGAATGAGCCATTAGCAGCGATATTCCCTAAGACCCCTAAAATCTGAACCATATCACCATCTTCTAGTCCATGTGCGGTACTTGTAATCACAATTGGGGTAATGGTATCATCCGTTACATCGGTAATGTCCTTGGGAGTAGCGAGTACGATTCCAAGCGCAACCATCATTTCTTTATCTGCTCCCCCAGTCGCGGTTACAGACGCATGATAAGAAATCTCATACTCCCCACTGGCAATAGCAGAAAGAGTTAGGGTATTGTTTGCGCTACTACCAACCACATTAGCTAAATCGTCCTCGTTTCCCACAACCGTGAAAGAATTTATTATGGTCATGGCGTTTTGTGTTGAGATTGTTACCTCAACAGTCATTGCCCCAGTAGTTGAACCATGAAACCATATATTAGAAAACGCATCGCTATGCAATAGATGCGTGGCACCATCCCCTGATTGGAAAAACAATTCATTATCGGTAGTTGACCAGATTTTTACATAGCCAGCATCGGCTGTAGGCGCAGCACTCTCTTTGAACGTTATCCCATCTTCAATCGACAAAAGCGTAGCATTGGTTGGTGATGCCCCACCTATAGTTATACCTTTGGTGAAAAGGAAATTTTCCTGACTTTGATCCCACTGAAACTGCGGGTCGCCAGTCACATCCACGTCTATCAGTATCATGTCCACGTCAGCGGCACTGTAGCTGATTTTGATAGCCTGTTCGCTAACGTCACTCTGGTCAAGGAGAAGGACGGGGATTGCACCTGTGGTTGAAAACTGGTCAATGTGTAGTTTCGCAGTAGGAGTTACCCCAACGCCCACGCTGGCATTGAATCTCAACGTCTGGCTCGCTACTGTCGCACTCATAACACCATAAATGATAGAGTCGGTTATCTCGTTCGCCTCGGAGCCTTGGTCTTGATTATCTATAATCAATCTGCTATCGAGCGTATTCTGTCCCCCAGAAAAAAAACCAAGATGAACATTGCCCGAACCCGTAGATGCAACTTGCCCCGATTGCGCACCGATATATGTATTAGTGCCTCCAGAGGTATGATTCTCCCCAGCTTGGTCGCCCAATGCTGTGTTATTTGTCCCAGTCGTCATCAGTTCGCCACAATCCCTACCAATGAAAGTATTAGCCCCGCCCGTTGTGGTATTAGCGCCCGCGCCTTTGCCTATATATGTGACTCCAACACCCGATGTATGATCTAGACCCGCATTGGCTCCAACGAAGGTGCTTTCTGATGCTGTGTTGTTTTTCCCCGCGTTATAGCCGACAGCTAAACCTTGAGCGCCACCAACTTGAGCATCTCCAGCACTTGCTCCAATAAATACATTCTGCACTCCAGTAGTGAGATTTCTTCCGGCTCCTGATCCAACACAAGTGTTAGTATGTCCACTTGTTAAATCTTCCCCTGATCTGTTGCCTATCATTGTGTTTGAAGAGGCGTCTGTAGTTGTATCCCCAGCAAGATACCCAATATAAACATTAGAAATCCCCGTAGTTACATTGGCTCCTGCTGCTGTTCCAAGAAAAACATTAAATCTTCCTGTTGTTAGGTCTTGTCCTGCTTGGCGTCCTATAGCAACATTGTCCTCTCGCGTGGCTGTCGTTTTCCCCGCATCCTTGCCAATGAAAATATTGGAATCATTGGTGTTCAAATGAAATGTGGGAACTCCTCTCTCATCTATCAACCCAACCACATTCCCGCTACTGTCCTCCCACTCCATAATATTCGCCGTCTGTGTGCTGTGCGCCTGCACCGTCAACTGCACCACGTCTGCGGAGCCATCTATAATAACGCCTGTATCAGTAACTATCGTCAGCAGTCCGGTGCTTGTCGATAGCGTCTGTGCGCCAGTGAACTCCAAGTCAGCATCAATGGTTACTTTTGTAGACTGGATATTCACGATGTCTGTCAGAGTACCGGCTTTCATTACCGTGAAGCCGATTTGGCCGTCTTCGGAATCATTGAGGGAGTCATCTATCTTTGCATATATCTCGGCATACTGCTGTGCGGTCTGAGTGCTGTTAAGCCCCCTGAAGTGCATTCTGAATATCTCGTTACCGGCATTTTCGAGGTCTGATTCAAAATAAAGATTCACCTGCGCATCCCCGCCGCCGCCAAGTTTCATCGTGTCGGCTAATACCCCAGCGCCATACGTTTTCAAGAATATGGAACTATCTTCTGAGCCAGCGGTGGGGTCGTCTATGACGAACGCCAATCGCCCGTATTCTTGTTCTGCGGGAGTGCTGTTGAATCCGTAGGCTTTTATCGTGGCAACCTGACCTCCGGCATCGTTCTCCTGACTCTTCAAGTCAATGTTCAGAGTGCCATCAGCCGCGTACACCATCTCCATCACTGTGGCCGTGGTCATGTCAATGTATCCCGTGCGCGTCACTCCGTTGTCAGAATACCAGTACATGCCAGCGCCCTGCCACAACGGAGCATCGTTGGTTTCTCCAGCTAGTTTGAAGTACTTCGGGTTCGACTGCGGTGCGCCGACCACCGGCACCGTGGGGTTCAGCGACGAGGCTGCGCCTGCCATCGCCATGGTTTCCAGGTTATCCAGCAATGAGGCAAGCGTCATCACCAGTTGCTGGTCAACTTCGGGTATCTTAGTCAGTATTCGTATGGTGGGGTCTGATAAGTTACCCACTACAATTTACCTCGCACAGCCGCATCGGCCTTCTCTTGGGTTTCGAGGTCATCGCCTGAGATGCGAATGGGGAACTCTATGGCTCCCTGCATCTCATTGAATAACCGTGCATCATTAAACGCGTCCCTGTTTGCTTGTTCCGCAGTACGGTGAAAAAAGTCCTCGTCCGCATACCAAATTTGAATAAGTCCAATGTGTAATGCAAAGTCGGGCCTGATTTCTCCCAACATGCTTCTTCCTGCCAGATACGATGGCTGGAATTCTATGTCGTCGGGAAGCACCGCATTATGCAGAAACGCTATGTACATCCTCTCCTCAATATCCGTGGCGGGCCAGCCCTGCACTATGCCCGTCAGTCCCTCCAGCGGCTTGCTTATCCTCAATGCTGGCACTGCAAGCCTGCGCTTCCTGGGGACTTTGAACCTGAACATTACGTCTCTCGCAATGTAATAGACAACATAGCCCTGGTTGTTCCTGTTTCATTGTCCCAGCCACCAAATGTTGCCGGTAATGGTTCTATCACCACGGTCTTATTGTGCAGCCAATGGAACGTAGACGACAGCGCAAGTTCCTGCGCCCGATTCGCCCAGTTGTTCAGCCGCGTGAACTTGGTCTCTAAATTGAGGTCAACTTGGCCGTCCAGTGTTTCCTGATGCTCGTCAAGAACAATGGGAAACGTCCAGTTGTACTTCACTGGGGTACGTGCGAAGGCGTCCAACACCACGGCTTCAAGTGATGCAGGGCCTGCGCCGGATTCTCCCACCACTTCGGATTCTGGAGGAGCCTTGTCAGATACTGGGTTTACTGAACGGGTCAAAGTTGAAGTTCTGGTACGCAGGATGATAGTTCGTTTTCTACTTTGGGATAAGTCGAATGTGAAATCTGGCGCAAACCCCGAATCAACAGTTACAGTCGTCCATGCTTTCTCAGCGGAAGCATTAAACCCCATTACCTCGTCAAGCGCAACATCGGCTATATAATCTATTTCATACCTTATTTGATTGGCCCCAGGATGCGAAAGATGCACCTGCTCGAAATGTTTTTCGAGGTTGGAATATCCGGCATCATGAATAGAACTTGTCACGTAACTTACAAGCGCCAAGTCCATGCTAGAATCTAATGCAGGATTCAATGCTTTGCGAGGCATTCGCATGAACATGATGTCTCCGCCGCTCTCGAACCACAAGAAGTTTAATGCGAATTCCCCAGACACGCTCTGCCAGTGAAGATTTCTTATTCGTGGATTGCTGAGTTGTGCGAAGTCCGATTTTCCCCTGGCTGGCCCTCTGTATAAAGTGTGCCACCCCCTGTCGTTGTAGGCTAATACGCTTGATTGTCCTTTTGCGCCGCCATCGACTGCTGCAAACAACCATCCAATAGCAGGAACTAAATCTACGATGGGGCCTCTTGCCCTCTCTGGTAGTCCCATGCCTCGCCATGGCCCAATGTCGGTTAGATTAGACCCATACAATTTCTCGACGGAATGCGCCCAGTTAAAAAACAGGAACAAGTCTTTGGCTACCATGGCTCTATTATTATCAGGTTCAGCCATAGCCTCAAGGCCTATTTGCAACGGATGGGCACGGTCATACGTGCCATCGGATTCAATATACCAAACTGAATCCTCTTTCCCTACCCAAAGTAAGTTGTTATAAACTGCAATATTCGTAATCAGATGGTCTCTAGTGCCCACTGGAATACCAGTACCGAATGACATATTAGCCGACCACACCACATCATCTGCCTTGGAAACTGAAGTCTGGTTAGTTCCTGTCCATTCGGCAGGATTCTGGTTGCGCGCCCTCCAGACGAAGTTCTCGTTTTTGGGGTCGTATGTCTTGGCCAGATACTGTGCTACCCAGTTGGCGTCATCAATAACAAGCGTGTCATGTGTATTGGCATTTTCACCATGAAAGTCAAACCACACACCAGGAGAGGAATTATCGTTGTATTCTCTCAGTTTCGCCGCATTCGCATCTTCGCCCTGGCAACAATACAGCACTCCCCACAACACCAATACGTCAGTAATGGGTTTGGTTATAGTAAATGTTGAATTGGTGGGTGTGACATTCTGCCATTGCTGTGTGCCTGTAATGACATATTCTGAACCCGTATCTGTCCCGCCCTGGATGGGAGTAATATCAAACGGCGTTCCCGTTCCCAGAGTTTCTGTCTCGCTGGAGTCGTAAACCGTAAGCGATGTCGCGTCGCTATCAACAATCCTGCGGACTTGGCCTTCTCCCGTACCATTAAATATATGCAGATAGGCATTTATATATTGGTCATCCTCCCAGCTTTGTGTGGTATCGACAAGTTTATTCGCTGTAGATGTTCCGGTTGCCACTCCCCTGTCTCCATTGAGATATATCTTTCCTGCCGAACCATCTGTCGGTTCTGTGCAGGCGTAAAGCGCATTCTTATATTCTACAAAATGCACTTTCCCGTCTACAAGAGCCGCCAATACTCTAAAATAGAGAACCGTGCCGCCCGATGACCAAGAGCTGCCGTCCGAACTAGTGGTAGGATAGCTATTGGTTGTAGTAGATAGTCCAGGTGTGCCTACTTCCCAATAATCTGCCGACGGCGTTCCAGCCTCAGTATTGCCGACTATTACGTGATAAACAGTGGCATTGTTCATTGAAGCCGCTGTATCAAGATTGAATGGTATCCATTGGCCTATCCCCGCACCTTCGGGCATGATGTCTGCTAAAGTCGCAGAGGACGTGGTTATGGTACCGTTCGTAATCACACTCCCTGGCTCATTGGATGAGTTGGCCCTTATTTCCACAGTGAGCGTTGGGGGATTCCCAAAATACCTCATGAAAAGCCATATTTCTGACGCGCTATATGCTTCAGTAGTTAAAAATGCGGTGCCTCTATAGGCAGTGCTTCCGGTCAAAGATGTCCAACCGATTCCTTGGTTTAGTGGAATCTCGCCCTCTCTTCTCAGTTGGGTAGAATTGGGCATAATGGTGTTTTCCGCCCTCAATCCCCTGGCGAACCTTCCCATGGGCGCTGGTAGCCAGCCGCTTTCGTTCATCGTCCAGGCGTTATAGCTATCGAGGAACTTGGAGGTGTCTTTGAAGTATCGCTGGCCCAATCCACCAGACCAATCCGTTTGGTCTATCGACGTGTAGGGAGGTTCAAACGACCCGTATCCCTGACGGCCCGTGTTGAACTGCAAAGACGAGGGGTTATAAGGCTGTTGCTGTATGTCTTCGGAACTCTTGAGAGTTATCCCAACAGTGGTGCTACCTTCAACCAACATGAGGTGGTGCGAGGGGGCTTTAGTTGTGTCGTTTACGTTATACGTTAGCGTCATAATGTCTCAATTGTGTCGTTTATAGGCATCATGGCGGGTCAGGTGTGGCTATCGTGTCTCTGCTAACATCCGCACGGCTTACTATGAATAGCTTGGTGTCTCGCTTGGGGAACCATATCTTGTGACGGGCACGCTGTTCCTTACGTTCGGCGTTGGCTTCGTTCATCAACTGAACTTCCCACTCCGATAGTCCGTCTCTGCGGGCAATTCTCTCTCGTAGCGCCCTGTAGACTACCTCCCAAATCAGCCATTCCTCATGAATACCTTCGTAGATAGTATCGCTATACAGTTGTACAACAGGATGCGGCCCCTTGTACCAAATACGCAGGTCCCTGCTTGAGGGGAGTTGTTCTTTGAAAACAAGTAGTGCTGTAGTCCCGCCCACCGCAGGCACATAATACCACTTGCCACGGCTAATCTTGCGCCACTGGTTATCGTTTGCGTCGGTGGTTTTTATCTGTATATCTACTTGGTATGGGGGACTTCGTTTCCAAGCTAATGCGTAGGTGTATTCTGTTTGAGACGACGCTGTATCCAATGTAGTCGTGTCCACACGCGGAATGTCGCCTACTTGCCCCAATGCCCTGTTAATAGTGCGTATCATCTTCTGATGCGGATACTTCTTCGTGGATACCAGATACTCGTCGCTTACTGCCACTGCGGCAGTGAATGTGTCTGCCGTCAGAACGGTTATGGTTCCCGTGGACTGGGCGTAGTCCTCCACTCTGGCAAACTCTCCCTCTGGGGCAGCGGCTGCGCCGCCGTTGTCATACGTAACGATGACGCTCCCGCCGTTGTAGTCGTCGTCTGTACCCCCGAGGGCGGAATCGACCACGGTCACGGTCGTGCCGCCAGTGGCTTTGCCAACGGTGGCCGCGCCGAGTTCCATGAGACTGTCCCTGAGAATGTTGCTTAAAGTTGCCATTTATGTCCTCTTGTTGCGTTTCTTTTTCCACGGCAATGCTGGCACCGTAAAATGCGTCTTGTGTGCGCCCTGTAATCGGACATGCGATTTATTAATAACCCCAATGTCGGGGTCATGTTTGTACTTGTCTTTGATTTCATTAGCCAACTTTTTGTCGTAGGTGGTTGCACCTGAAGAAAATAGCCTAATTTCTTTACCGCCTACGTTTACGCTTTTTCTTTGGTTTATCCCCCTGTCCACTATCACCCACTCCTCTTTGTCCCGAGTGTTCACTGGGCGCTTGTCCACTTCGTTCATCACTTTTTTCCGCTTTAATTTCGCCATCTACTCTCTCCAAAAATGGTGCCATGTACATCTGATATACTACATCAAAGTCATATGCTTTCGCAAATGCCCTAGCCTTTATCTTGAACTTCTTTTCAAGCTCGCCCTTTTCCCACAAATCATATGCTTCCTCTAGCGCCTCGACTGCTGCATCCACATCGGGTTCTGCCCACCAGGAACTCATCGGTGTCCAGCGTTTCCCAGTTATCGGTATCTTCCATCCTGCCCCAACCAAGTCTGAACAGGCAGTGAAATCAGTAACGATGACCGGCGTTCCACAAGCCTGTGCCTCAATCAGCGGTACCCCGAAGCCCTCGCCTCTCGTTAGCATAAGTAATACATCGAACGTGCTGTAGATTTGCGCCATGCGTGTACTCGGTATCCCATTGCCCACAAGCTGCCACATATCGGGCGTGTAAACCTTAAATCCGTATTCTGAGGCAATCGCCGCCAAGTCATATCCGCTATCCGCCCGCGATGGTTCACAGTGCGCATACAGACGGCTGTTGGGGTGTTTTTGGTAGAACTTCCCAAATGCGTCTAGTGCGGGTTTCCATCCCTTCCTGTCCATTGGCTCAAGATTTGTCGCTACTATCCCCACCATAAACATATCTTCGGCAGCAAACATGGATTTATCGGGCTGCACGGGCTTAAACACGTTCGTTTCTACACCGTGCGGAATGTATATTGGCTCCAAGCCCACTCGCTTCATCTCACGCTCCGCAAACCTACTCATAGCAATGGGGTAATCTGCGTGTATAAGCCTCTTCAAAACATCTTGCGGTATGGGGTCGTGGTCTATAGGTGCAATAGGTGCCCACTTAGCGCCCATCCTGTTTATCAATTCCCCCATATTTTCGGGCAGAGGCCAAACGTCAAAAAGAGTGAACACTATGTCGGCCTTTAATCTCCTAGTCCATTCAAGAACTCCCTCAATGGAGAATGGTTCTTTACCGCCTGGAAGATGGAGTATGCCCTCCCATTCTATCCCAAGGTTTATTGTGGTCATCACTACTGCAATATCATGTTCTGACACAGCGATGCGGTGGGCAAATCCTCTTGTTTGTACTCCATAACCAGTCGGGTAGTAGCAAGGAGCCGAATGCCATAAACAGGTGAGTGTCATTTATAAGCCTCGTTTGCGTTGTAGAATTCAATCGTTGGTTTGGGTAAACCATAATCCCAGAATAACTCACTGCGATACCATTCATCAGTCACGAAATGCTCATATCCTACCACCTCACACTCTTTGCCGTGGGAAAACTCTCCTATTAATTTAAGTGCCCTCTTTATCTGTTCCTTGGCCTTTTCCTCACTCTGCACATGGTTGCGCCTCAACTGGGACTGAATCGTGAATTCTTCCTTGCGCCACATGATAAACGTAGCGACCGTGTATCTTGCGGCTATCATCATTCTGTGAAGCGTGTTTATTGGAGGCCACATATCAGCGTGTGGAATACTCCTGCGAAACACAATTATGTCTGGGCGGTCATAGAAATTCAGATTGTCCAGAGACTGCTGGTGCCCACTGTCCCCGAATGCTCCCGCCGATATAAGCGCCTTGGTCATCATACGGGTGCCTGTTGACTCGCATCCTATTACGAAAAATGCCCTACGCATAATCCTCGATTTCTCCCCGCCCAAAGTATTCGTCCAGCGCCGAGGGAAGCGACAGGTTCACAATGCGCCTGCCAGCCTCTTTATAAACTATACTTGCAACTACAAAATGATATTCTTGCCCGCTTCTGAATTCTGCTTTGCGGGATTCCTCTATAGATTCTTCGGGATAGTCGTCTGAGAAATGCTTCCATTCATAGTCCCTGTCACATCCTACCAAAATAACTGTGCTGAAACCCATGGCGTAGGCTATTTTCAATGCCATATATGCCGATGTGCCACCCGTCCACCAAGCCTCGCCAGGAAACCTTACCGTATTCTCATTGCAAAGATAAGCGTTCTCTAGTTGATAAAGCTCTTCTAATCCTTCAACGGGTTCGCCCATATGCGTGTCACTAAGAAATGCTATCTCGGCTTTCGCCGCCGTGGCATATATATCTTTAGGATAGTTCCTCAACATCCTTGTGTCTATGCAAATGTAATACGTTGGTTGAAACGGAAACAGATAAATACAATTAGCACCGAAGTTCGGATATTTGTTTAGTAATTCCCTAGGTATCTTTTTCAGACTTTCCCCGTTGCCGATTACGATAGCGGTGTCGCCTGCGTATTTATCAGTCCACTCCGCATCGACATACTTCAATTCAGTTGGGGGAATCATCTCGGTTGCATAAGTCCGAATGTTGGCTCTTCGTTCCGAGAGGAGGTCCAGCTAACTTGTCCCGTGGCACCTTCCCTTACTTCTTCGTATCCGTAAAGAGGATGATTGAATAATGCACAGTCTTCTGGCATCCAAATATCTATTCCCATGGTTTCTGCTTTGCTCAACCAGTACGCCATGCACTCTCTTTGCCAGCCATATTCTCCTGGGCCAAGCATCTCGATGCCATACAGCTCTATTCTTTCGTAGCCCTGATATATCGCAAGGGCTATCTGGTAATTAAAAGTTGAAGAAAAAAGCCCTTTGACTTTCTCTTCGCCGCGATAAAGACTGCCTATAAGTTCTTTTCGTATTTCTCGAAGTGGGAATTTCACGCTGGAGGGAATATCGTCATAAACTTGGTGCATGTAAATAGGGAAGGGGTGCTCTTCTTGAAGCCATCCCCAGTGGTTAACGCCAGCCTCAAGTTCCTCTGTAAAAACGTCTTTGTGGTGAATCTGGAACCATGCGGTAACATGCTCTTCTTTGAGCCAGGGAACATCGTGATGCTCATTCATGGCCCAAACATCGGTTTCCCCGAATGGTGTCCAGGGACCAGTAGACCACGCTATTCCAACAAGGGCTACTGTCTTCTTTCCCTTTCGATTTGCCCTAAGATAATCTGCAAGAATTGGTGATATGGGATTAGGAAGTTCGTGGCGGTCATGCTCGTTTATTGGTTCGTAGTGGTCAAGAGAACCGTCCGCACGGCGCATAAGGCGAATGGGACCACCGCACATGCGGCATTCAGATATTTCCATAAAAGTTTACTGGGGGCGTTTTCAGCCCCCAGTCTCCCTTTCTATTCAGTTGGAGAGATGAATTTTTCGTATGTATCTATCATCTCTGGATTAAGGCTGCCCTCTTGGTCTAGCTTCCCGAGGGCCTCTATGATTATGTCTGTAGCTTTTTCCCCTATTGGGACTTCAACATCTTCAGCATTTTCCCATGTTGTCTGACCAGTTTCGTCATCTATTTTGAGATTGAATTGTTTCATCTCACTTTCGGTAAACGACATGGTCATGCGTAAATCCATGAGGATTTTCAGCGTCAGATAGTTTCCCTCTTTGGGAAGAATCGTTAGCAGTATGACTCTATCAAGTACAGACAGTACCATCTTTTTCTCCTAACCTTATGACGAGCTACTTACCAGGATGTAGTATTTTGTATTCTGCCAATACATCACCAGTCCGTGTGTCGTGCTTGCGTCGGTTATTGATTCCATAATCCCAGTGTCGATAGTCGAACCAAGGACATGCAAGAACGTTTTTACTTCGGTAGTGCCGAGGTCATTTAAGTGAATCCAAGATGCGGCATTTCCTGCCGACACTCCAGAATCACCATAGGATTGTAGCTGGATAACCGAGAAACGGCCACCCGACCACGTGCCGCCCGCTGTGTCAAGAATGAATGTTGCGGCATAGATTTGTGATGCGCCAGCGGCAACATTGAGGTCATACTTGACATCCAGAGCGTTCTTGAATGCCCCGCCATGTGCAGCATCGTCTGTTCTGATTAACCTTGTCCGTCCATAGTCGAAGATGCGGAACCCGTTTACTGCGGGAGCTTTGGCACTGTTTTGGATAGTGAGCAGAGTCCCAGCTCCATCTGTGGCTGCGCCAGTGATTGTGAAGCAGTCGGTTGCAGAGACTTGCTGCGTGAGTTCATATTCGCCTTGAAGCCCCATTCCGAGGCCATCATAAGTACTTGTTCCAGTAGCCATGTTATGCCTCCTCGCTTACGGAAAATTCGCCACGGTGTATCCAGTTCTGACTGGGTATACCATATCCGCCGAACCATTTCCATGCGAAGCTAGTCCACTGCTCGGCAAGACCCTGTAACTTCGGGCCGACCAATGTACCAAACTCGTTGACACTAGGTGCATAAATCTTTGCTACCGAGCTTGGCCCTCCAAACAAGATGGTATGAACGCTGTCTGCGTTGTTTACCGTCCGTCCAGCAGCCTGCGCAAAGCGTAAGCCACCGTTATCTGCGCTGCCTACGAAGGTAACAGTTGTCCCACCAGGGAGCGACGCAACCATCACGCGCTCATTGTCTGGATAGAATGTGCTGCCTGTTTCCTCGGCATTCCAGATATTCAGCCATTTGCCTACCACTACATTAGCAGTAGAACCAAGAACCACTGTGCGCGCAAGTCTGCCCACGGCAGTTGTGATGGTTGTAGCCACGGCGCTAGTGTTCACTGTTCCTGCGCCCAAGAAGATTTTCGCAAATCCGCTTGCTACGATTTTGATTTGGTGAAGTCTTCCGATTTCATTATTCAAAACCATTTCTTGGTCCTGATAGATTGCAACATTGACCACGTTTCCGCCCTGAGCGATGTCGTTCACAACGAAATGGTCAGTGAGTCCCACCCAGTTCATGGGACGATTTTCCCCTTCCCATCCAGGGGTATTGAATTGCGAGAGTCGTGCAGCAACTTGTGAAAAATCACTATCTGACGCTCTGTCTGCTGTCGTACCGGCATCCAGTTTATTTCTAACCTGTTGCCTGAATACCAAATCTCCACCAAGAGCAGCTTCCATGGCCTTGAAATCTACCGTCTCCATCATGTTAAGCCCAACTTTTGCGGGAGAGCTAACACCATAGTTGGTGAAATATTCAATCAAGGCTTTCTGTGAGGTTTGGATACCATCTCCGTACATATCCACGAGTATATCTGTGGAGGTGTCCGCAAGTGTCTGCGGGGCGATGTCCTGAACTTCACTCAATGGCGTGGTGGTAATGCCCATATCGGATATAAACGTAATCCGAACAGTTCCACCCCTTGATAACTCCGCCATGTCATTTGCGGCACCTGCCGCAGCAGAAAGCTCGTCAATTGGCGATGCAACTTGGTCGTAGAATCTACGACGCATTGCACCCATAAGGTAATCATTTAGGTGTCGAACACGCAGACTGTTTGGCAGTGTTGATAACTGCGTTATAGTCATTGAAATTTACCTTTATTTAAAAAGGCCGCGCTCCTCTGCCTCAGCATTGAGTTTCTGTACCTCTTCGCGGTTCTTCACAGGATGTCTCTGAAGTTCCACGATTTGGTTCAGAAGCTCGTCGTCATCCGTGGGCAATACGGCATCGCCGCTTTTGCCGACAGATGCGCCGGAGCCAATGTTGCCTTGCTTGGCTTTCTTGATTACCGAACTGGACAGTGCATTTAGCCATTCTACAGGAGTCCATCTTTCCTGTGTTTTAATAAGCTCAGTCAGGTCCGCGTCCGATAATTCAACGCCATGTTCGGCCTTGGCCTTCGTTAGAAGTTCCGCGGCATCAACTTTTAGTTGTTCCGTTTGAGCGTCCTCGGCGGGCACCGTACCACCAGCCCCACCGGAACTGAGTTTCTCTTCTAAGGCATCAAGCCGATTCAGAAGCGCGTCGCTTTCCAGCTTTCCTCGGACTTTTTCGGGGTCTCCGCCGGACAGTTCTACTGCCGCCAGAATTTCCTCTACCTGTGATAGCTTATTGAACCGCTTATCCTTAGTAGACTTTATTCCAGCATCCACCAAGTTAGGAATACTTTCCCTGAGAGCGTCAAAGCTATCGAGAATCTTTTTCTCAAACGCAGTCGCGTCAAACCCTGGTTGTGCAGAACCCGCTTCCGTCGAGCCAGCAGAAATGTCGGGGATTGGTAATCCCTTTTGTTCCTCTTCGCCTTCTTGAACGTCGTCCTTTACATCATCGGGCATTTCTTATCTCCTTATCTTATTGTATTAGTGTACCGTTTGTCAATTATACGTGTGTCTTCTATGGTTGACCTCCCCTAATTCGTTCTCTTTGTGGTGGCCTTCGCCCTTCACCTTGCGGCGGGGCGAATTCCATCCACCTCTCAAAAAACGGTCGCATTGGCGGGGGAATATTATCTAAAAAGCCCTTTGCAGCCCCAAAGATTGTGGCATACAATTCTATTTTGCCGCCCCAATTAACTAGCGGAGTTCTCTCGTTCCCGCCAATGCCCGGAAACGTCTCCACAAGTTCTATTATCGGATAATATGGCGTATCTATGTGTTCTTCGCGTTCTTCAAACATTTCACGAACATCCTGTATAGCTCGTTTGAACCCAGGACTACTCGATATTCTCCTCGCAGTTCCTCCAACCACTGCGTCTGCATGATGGGCCAATTCGTGAAGCACTATGTTGCGGTCAGATAAATCATGAACTAGTGTGGGACCAGTCACCTCGGCAAAATCGCCGAAAATATCAAACCTTACGGCTATTCCTCCTGGCGCTTGTGTTACAATTTGGTCTTCAACAACACCAGTTTCCCCCATGCGCTCAAGTAGTTTTGGTCTTTCGCGAACTTTAGCATAATTGATAATCTGCAAGAAATCTTCTGTTAATCCTGGGAAGTCCTCCGCCAAATCTTCTTTTAGTCCCTCGCGCTCGCCTCTTTTGGCCGGAGACAAAAACTCATTCGCTGTCATCAAGCCAGTTACAATATCATACGCCAATCGCTCTATGCCGCCCTCGGGTCGCGGGCCTTCAATCAGGCCCCTGCCCGCTTCTCCCTGTTGTGGTCTTTGAGGCAGAAGAGCAAAATCACGCCCTGGCCGCGGAGAGGGCGCAGTGGGTATCGGTTGCTCTGCTACTGCCGCCGGTGGCAAAGCGGATTCTTCTGGGGGTGCAGGCAAAAATCCTGTCGTAGCCAATTGCTGTAAATCCTGCGAGGTCATTCCTAGTTCGTCTGCTATCTCCTCCAGTCGCCTCTCAGCTATCTCTGGGAGTGGTCCCCCTAGACTGATTAGGCCAAATAATGGCTCTCCCAGTAACTGTATCAACTCTTGTGGCGACGGTCGCAACTGCTGAGTCAATGCTTCGAGTAAAGCTTGCTGGGCCGCCGTCTCGGCCTCTACGTCTGGCCGCGTGGTAGCAGGTAATGCTTCAGGGAATATCCCCTGGAACTGCTCGAAGTGGTCCTCGATGCCCTCCAAGAGTTCTTCCTTCATCTCACTATAATTACCCAGTTCTGGATGGGCCTTCCAATAATCTCTGAATTCCCCGCCTATATCCTTCAATCCCCAATATACATCCCACTTCTCCCAGATGTCAGACCCGAAGTTCTCCTCTAGCGTCTTGTACATTTGGCCCTTGAAGTAGCCCTCTATCTTGTTCAAGCCATTATAGTAGGGACTCAGGAATGGATTATTTCCTATGAATAGCGCCTGCCAGTCCAATGCCTCGCTGATTTTGGGGTCGCTCTTGAGTATCGTTTCGGCCCTATCTTTCTCTAATTGCGTGTCGCCCTTGGCACCGAAGTACACGTCTATGCGGTCCCAGATGTCATCTCCGAACTGTTCTTCTCCCCGTTCCCGCATCACAGAATATGCAGTTCTGGCCCTCTGCCACTGCTGTCTCGTAGTTCCAGGCGGTATCGCCAGAATTGCCCCGAGGTCAATGATGCCCGCCATAAAATCCATTCTTTCAGATTCTGTTAGCAAAGTCAGGTCTCCCTTGCTTTCATAGAACCTGGAAATGGCTTCTTCCTGCATCCCCACTAGCCCTGCGAATTCTCTGTTCATACTGGGGGGAATTCTACGCAGTACGTTCCATGCGAATGCCTCGTCTCTCTCTAATCCGCCCTTTCTCGAAAGCAGCACAACATCCAGGAATGGGTAGGCCTCCCGCAGTTGTTCCCACCTATCTTGGTATTCTTGTTCAGAGAAATTTTCCCTATTCCTGATAGTCGCATACATATCGTTGTACATCTGGTCTATTTGAATGTCTGTCTGTGAACGTGGCTTGAATCCTACGCCAGCAATAAACCCGAACAAGTTTCCTCCCGCACGGGCTTGAATCATTCTGGCAACCGCATCTTCCCAAACAGGACCCGATTGCTGGTTTCCAGCATCAATTAAGTCCTCTTCCGAATAGCCCTCGTCAAGCATGTCGCCCAATGCCAGCCCCACCCGCGGGCGTTCGTATGGCCCAATGCCTCCAGAAAACGTATTGATGAGGGGGTCTATCTCTATTCCCCTGCCTTCTTCTACGCCCAATAACGCTGTTAGGTCTCTGAAAGCACGGGTTCCTGTGAACAGTCTCCCAGCCCATCTGGCGGCTGCCTCTTCTTTGCCTTTGATATTATAGTAAGTCGCTAATGCCAAAGAAAATATAGTCCACGTCGAGGGACCAAACTTATTCAAATCATCAAGGCCGCTGGATATTGTGTCCACGCGTTTGTATTTGTCGTTGTAGTCTGCCCCTGTCAAAGCATGGAGCGGACTTATTGTGGCCTCAAGATTGAAATACAGAGGATTTTCCGATTCTATCCCCAGAAGTTCATTCGTGTTGAGTTGGAACTTCCACCAATCAGGTAGCCCTGCATGTACTTTCTCCATCGCAGTTCGATACGTACTATACACAGAGAATATCGCGGGGTCAGCCATGATGCGCTTGAACCATTTTATATAAGTCCGTGAGTGCCAGAATTGGTACGGGTATATATACATTGCGGCGAGGTCTATCCCGAAACGCTCCCCATAATCATGCAATGTGAATTTGCGTGCTTCATTGGCTATTTCTATTGATGTCGCACGAGCTTGAGTAACCCGTGCCTTGGCCTCCACTCCCCAAGCACGTAGGTCGCTTTGCAGCACTGCGGATTCTGATGATACCGGAACACTGTTGAAGTTTTCCTCTAATTGTGGCTTGAGAGTTTCGTCCACCCACTTCCACAGCCCGCCTCTAGTCTCTTCGGCAACGCGTGGCCCAGTAGGCGTTATCCCAGATGTCTCTGCGGCAGGAATTGGTTCAGCGCCCTCGGGAACGCCATCCACTATCTTGCGTGTCTTAAGTGCTTCATCGAGTTCGGCTTGCGGTACAAATTCATCTGTAAACCCAACTGCTTCAGGGGCCTCTTCAGTCAGCAGGGCTATTAGCCTATCGCCCTCTTCCTTGGGAATTTCGCCTCTCAAAACTCTTGCGGATATTTGGTCAATCTTTTCTTGCTGGAATACTGGTTGGCGCATTTCTTCAATACGTGCGGCGGCGGACTGTAATTCATTATCTATCTCCACCATGCGCTTTCTAATTGCGTCTAATTCAGTATCTGGTGTCTTTGGGTCAAATAGCCTATCTCTTAGCGCGCTTCGTTCCGCGGCTAGTGCAGCCTCATCTACTGGACCTGCCAACCTCCGCAATGTCCAAGCCCGCCCCTGCGCATCTATGAATGCGTTATCCAGCATCCGCGAACGGTCATAAAGCGCCGAGGCCCTATTGCGAAGAGTTGTGTTTGTATTTAGCCCTGGAACGAATTCCTCAAGTGTATCTATGAGGATGTTTTCGATTTGCCACTGCTGGTCTCTGACGCCCGTGAACATCAACTCTCTTTTCGTGCGATAGTTCTTCCAAAGTTCCCTATTGAATTCTTCTTTACCCAAGCCTCTGGGTGGAGTGTCCCCTAATCCAGCCTCTCTCCATAATTCTCTAAAATTAACACCCCTTTCCTTCGACCTTCGTGTTAAATCCCACCTAGACTCTCGGAAGTCATCGGCTCTCTTATAAACACCGTCCCATAAATTCTCTAAGCCTTGTGTTTGTTCGGCGTACTTGGTCTTGAGGCGAGTGTACCCAATATCCGCCGCTTGTCCTGGTATCTCTTCTAGGCTAGACATTCTCTGTCTGAGCGCGAAGTCGGGGTCACTGAGCGCGCGGATAGCATCGGCTTCCGAGTCCAGACGATGGGCCATTGTCTCTATTTCTCTGACCGCCTTGGAACTGACTCTCCTGAATTCCCTATTGGTATTGATTCTGCGAGTCATTAAATCTGCCGCTTCATCACCTATATTGGCCCTGATTGCCTCAACATCCTTGGTATAAGTATTGGCTTCCTGCACCGTCATATTCGCCGTATCTAGCGACGCCGCCTCTCCCGCCGACAGGTCAGCGAGTTCGTCGTATTCATCTTTCAGGTCATCTATTCGAGAGCTGACATCATCCCAAGTTCCACCTTCTCTGTAGGAAGCCATCACATCGTCATACATGCGGTGGTCTCTAAGTATCTTTTGGTCCTCTATAGACAAGAAGCCCATGTGGCGTCTTGCTTGGCCCCTGAATGAGAAGAATTCTGTAATGGCCTTATCTACATCACCAAAATTGTCACGCACTAATCCAACGAGATAAGCCGCCTCGTCTCCTGTCATACCTCTTATGGCGGATAGGTCGGGTATTGCACGGCCTTCCTGAAGTGCGTTGAGCATGGTCTTGCGTATCGAGTGAGCCTGAATAACCTGTCCTGCCGCAGCCTCATCTCTAGCGGCCTTGCCGAGAAAGCCTCTCTTGAGACTGGGGAAAAACCCAGCAGCCTCAGATGCAGGGCCTCCGAATGCCATGCGCGCTCCCGTGGGCGACCAGCCCCCAGTCATCATCCTTATTTCTTCGAGTGCTTTACCAGGGCCATATCTTAGTGCCCGCAACCCAGGCTTAATTCCATGGTCAACGAAAACGTGGAACGCATTTGATAGACGGTTTCTAGCCCAATACGCCGGACTAAGCACCATGTACAAAGCGCCCTGCGCGCCGTGCATGGGCTTGAATACCCATTTGGTCATGGCCTTATGGAAGTCTGCCGCACGCAACATTCCCGGGGATATTGCTTGGTCTGCGAGTGGATTCTTTCGCAGAAATTCAGCAGCTTTCTCTGCATCGTCGGCTAATAGTTCAGCATATCTCTTGCCCTGTGCTACTTGCTGTTGAACATTGGGGAACTTATCTTTATAGATGTTATCTATCTTTTTCGACCATATTTCTATGAGTTCGTCAGGATTGCCTGCCACTCTGGCAATATCGTCTGCCAGCCCGCTACTTAATCTCCCCCCAGAGTCAAATAATAGGTCACGCAGAACAATAGCAGTTCGTGTAACAGGCGAAGAGGTTAAATAGCTTACTGGCAATCCTGACCTACCAAGCGCCAGCCATGCTTGTTTGCGTACTAGAATGTCATCACTAGCTAATCTAGCTAATGCTTCAAGTGTGTCAAACAGCTTGTCACCATCGCCGTAGTGATGCGCAGCGAGAACGCCCAATACGTCCTGGGCCTCTCTCCCATAAACAGATTGCTTGGCACTAGCTATCAATACCTTCCGCCTTCTTAGTGCACCTAATTCAGTAGTGCCAAGTCTTACGTCGTCGTAGAGTCTGCCGGTTGCCTCGGCAATTTCATCAAGATGGTCAAGTATCCCTTTTGTAGATGTCGTCGGAGATTGAGCCATTAATTCCATTATTTGCGTATCGCCTGCCAGTTTTGCGTCGGCAATATCAAGAGCAGCGACAGCCTTTTTCCCCTTACCTAACATTCCCCACAATACAAGTGGGTCGTTCAATATCTGCCCCCACATCTCTGCTACTGGGTCTTCGAGTTCCAATGCCAGTAATCGGGGGTCAGCGCCTTCCTCCATGCGTCTTATATAGTCGGCTGCCAACCCTTCATGGGAAATAAGAGAATAGGCTATACGTGCTGCCTGAAAGTTAGTATCGAGGTCTGTGATAATGCCTATCGCTTCTTTCGGTGTCCATCTGCCCGAAAGAACGGCTTCCACCGCACGCCCTATCTGATAAATACGTCCTGGAGCAACTACAAAGAAATTGGCGTTCTTGAAGAATTTGTCCCAACCTTCGTCTCCCAACGGAGCAAGACTCGAACGGTCAGCCAGCACAGCGGCGGGAACAAGCACCGCCCCCGTTATTTTTTCAAATGCCTGGGGAATGAGGTTTACTAGGTCCCCGACCCCCTTGATAAATTCTCCAGCTACCCTACCCCCCGTCGCCAGTATGGTTCGTACAGGCCCCTCTGCTACATCGGGGTTTCTTGCCCTATCCCCCATCTCTTTGAGCAGCGTCATTATTTCTGGATAAACTACTTCTATAAATGGTTTAATGGAAGAAAGTGCCTGTCCTGGCCCTACAATCTGACCTTCTGTTGCTTCGAGCAATCTCGCCTCCCAGTCTTTACCAAACGCCGTGAATGGGGGAGCGTCTTCGGAGGGCACCCATAATTGCCACCACGCCTTCTTTATCCAGTTTTTGAAATCTCCCCATAACCCGAAGTCTCCAGGTTCACCAAAGTATGGTTCTCCGAACCTGTCCCAACTAAAAGCACCTTTGGGCAGTGCCTCGTCATTGGGACCAAGCACTTGGTTCTGCCAGTTCTGTGACCATGCAACTGGAAGATGATACTCGTCTCTCTCTGTGTTTACGGGAAGAAAGTCGGGCATGGAAACTTCTGCCATACTTGCGACTTGTTTTTCAAACCACGCTTGAGGACTTTGAAATACTCCTGGGTAGGGTTCATAGGGACCAGGAAGAAACAGTTTTCCCTTGCGGGATTCCTCAAACTTCCTGAATTTGGCAAGATTAAGTTTCTGGACCTTTTCGAGGTTCTCTACGCCACTCGGGGGAGTGCCCTCTGCCTTGGGGGCATCTGGCGCACCTCCCAAGTTGAAGTCACTTGGGTCTCTAGGGAATGTCATTTATATTCGCCAATTAATGAGTGTTGAAAATTGAGGGCTTCTTATTGCGCCACCGCCGCCTATGTTGAAACTCCCCTGCTGCACAGCTTGACCAGTATTCGTCAAACCCCCAGAACCTCCTACTGTCGAGGATGTTATCTCTTCGTCCTTTATCAAAGTGCCTGCGCCTGGAATTTCTGTATATCCGAGCGCCTTCAATGCTTCCTGGTAGCTGCTGAAACCCCAGTCCCGCCACGGCAATAGTGCCGCAATAACGTTAGTTATTTCTCCTGGGAGACGATTGCGATTGTTTGTATCTACAGCCTCGAATATTTTCCTGACTACGAATTGTCGTGCTTGATGAAATAATCCTGCCTCAAGTGCGAATGGGCTTTGGGGGGTTGTGACTTGGGGTGTTATTGGAGCGGCTGGGGCCGCATCGAAACCAGTACCCGCTGGAGTTCTTTGAAGCAATCCCGCAGATGAAGTGGCTGGAGTTTCTTGCCCGAACGCTGGACTGCGAGGGTCAGCCGTACTGAATCCCCCGAATATTGATGGCCCTAGTTCAAGACCAAGACTTCTTGCTACATCAGTAATAAACGGTCTGTTAACCCCAGTTCCGCGTCCTCTTCTGGGGTCAGCCCGTCCCACTGGTAATGTCGGAGGCCCAGAGACAGTCGGCAAGTTCCCGCCAGCGATAGCATTCCGCATAATCTCGAATCGCGTTAGTTGCCGCTTGGGTTGCTGAACAGCCTGCTGTTGTGGTGTCCCAGCAAGCAGATTCCGCAAAAGCGGACTGATTTTAGGTAATGGAAGCGGGGAGATTACCGGCGTCGGGACTTCCGGCGGCTTGGGCTTCTTCTTGCCTCCCCCGTTCTGTACTACTGCCATCTACTTTTCCTCTGCGATGATTTCGCCATTCTTCTTCTAACAACCGATACTTTTCTTGTATTTCTAACCATGCGGTGAAACGTTCTTTGTCATCCATTATATCTCCGCCAATCCTGCCGCTTCAGGGCCAGCAGCCTCTCTGTTGCCAGAAGGTCCTGCCTGGGCTGGGCTTGTCATAGTGGCCGAGTTGAATATATCGCCCTCAACTGCTGGCATGCCCTGTGCTAGATTTTCAGGAGTTCCCTGTCCTGGTTGCTGTTGGGCCTGTTGCATTTGCTGTTCCAGCATCTGCGACATCTGTTCCACTGTCTGCTGCAATTGAGCTAGTTCGCCAGAGCCTTCAGCCTCCAACTTCGTTGTTAGTCCTTGCAGGAAAGCATTATCCATCTGCTCGATTTCCCACAGTCTCATTGCACCTTGCGGGTCGTTCTCGCCCAAGAATTCCAGTATCTTGATGGCTGGGTATTTAAGCTGCTGTGCCATCTGCACTGCCGCCGTTACTCTCGCCACACGGTCTACTGGCACATCTGGTTTCAGTTCCGTGTTGAGATAGATAGTGGATGGGTCGATGTTGAGCGCATCAATGGTGTACTTCTCTACATTGCCGTAGCCCGTGATGTCTTGGCCTGTGTAGAAAGATATGAGCAGCATCTTTTCATAAAGCTGGTCGTAGAACCCCTCGCCCAATTCTATGATATTGCCGATACCAGCCAGTGCTACCTGCACTTGTAAGTTATAAGCAGCAAACGAAACAGGACCAGCGCCCACTGTGGGTTGTCCCGTTACTAGAATATCCGAGACAGTAGCACGCTGCATTGCATTGGTGAGACGGTCTTTGAATTCCATAATGCCAGGGTCTAGGCCGTCTTTACGAACTTTCTCATACAATTCTCCTGGTCTAAGTCTAATCGCTCCACCAGCAGTGCCATGTTCTATTTCCACATCATCGGGATTGGGGCTTGTGATTTTATGCGTGGGCGCAGCAAATTCCGCTGTCACACGGCTCATTTCGAGAGTCCCCATGATATTAGCGTTTACCCACTGTTCCGCCTGATACACGGGGAAGAACACCGGCTGGCGTTGGAATTCTGGTGCGGCATCTATGTCTGTACCGCCTGCTACTGCGCACCACGGCAGGAATGGAACTGGTTCGCCTTTGTCTTTGCCAACCGCAATTGTCATCCATGGTTCGGGGCCGAATAGTCTGATGCCCCTTGATTTCGCAACATCGTCGTGTTCATCAATAACCCAGATGGCCCTGTTCTCGTAATCTACATAATCCAACTCAAGTAATCTAACTGCCGCATAATCGGGGTCTTTGTTTATTTTGACTTGTACAAGTCTTGCTGCATCGCCGTGGAAGTCCACGACTTCCTGTGCAGTTTTGATTTGGGCACACAAAACTCTCTCGGGCATATAATCCGAGTATTCCACATTCACAGTCTTTACATCGACCATCCTTGCAGCCCAATCGCCAAATCTCAGCGCCGCCCGTTCACGGGAACCACTGAGTTCTCTAGCTTTGAATTCCGTAGGCAGATGAATAAGTTGCCCCACAATCTCTTCGTAAAGTGCGGCGGACTTGATAATAGACGACCTGAATGCCTTTCGGCGTTTTGCCACTCCTCCCATTTGCCACTGTAAGTTCTTCTCCCATTTATTGGCAGTAAGTCCGGCGTCCCTGCTTTCATCGTCTTCGTTTACTTTGTAGACAGTTGCAGGATGAATGTTCAGTTGTTCATCAAGATTAGATAAAGCCCTGACAATGCCACGTAACGCATCATAGGGCGCTGTATCAATAATGGGACGTATCCAGTCGAGTTCGTTTAATTCTGCGGGGAGTTCGTATTGCAATCTTGATATTCTCTCATAAGCCAGTTGCGCTTTTCGCAAACCTTTGTTTGCTTCTATCATGCGCGCAGACGTTCGTTTTATCTTTACCATTATTTCATTAGATTTTGGCATTTCTTAATCCACTCAATGGGTGTCGTTTCTTCTCTTTCTCTAAGAACCAGGGTAATTTGGTTCTGCTCGATTGCAGCCTCGGAACTGATATGTAGCCTTCAGCAGCTTTTATCATCATGTATACCGCATCCAGTGCATCGTCGTGAACGTAGTTCGGGCTGTCCCAGGTTGTCCATTGATTCTTGAACGACTCTAGGAACGGCGTTAGTTTCGTTGAAAGCAATATATCTGCACGCTGAAACATCGGTGCCAGTACATTTTCAAAGCGCCCGCCCTTACTTCTGGCGCGACCAACATGCGATGGAATAGGAAATAGGGGCAGAAATTCTGGTGCTAGTCGCATGAGTTCGTAGAACTCTTCCCCTTTTCCTATTGATTCTATCCCTATCGTTTGAAGGTAGGGTAACATCTGTACTTGTCCTATCAGTTTCTGATAGGAGTCCTGCTGGGATATTTTCCCCAGAAAGCCGTCCATAACTACCATTGTGCGGCCAGGAGTAACTTTCCCCCAGCACATAGCGAAGTCATCTCGCTTGGCGTCCTTCTTCTGCTTATCGGAAGTGGAGGCATAATCCACGCCCATAAAGTCTGTCCATGTCGGGTCAATATCTTCATGGGGAAAGTAATGCAACCATTCCCGTTTCAATGTTACACCAGTTGCGGCTGTTAAATCAAGCAGGTACATGCGGGCGAATTGTAATTCGCCCTCTAATCTTCTTTCCTTGGCAATTCTCTCCTCGTCATACATTTCCGGCCATACTGGTTCGCCCTTATGATAAACGGGTGTGCGATGTTCTATGAATTCTTCAGTGGCTTTCACGTAGGCAATGGTATCGTCTAGCGTCCAGGGCGTCCCAATAACAATTATGAGAGCGCCAGGATCAACTGCGGGGAATATAGTTCCCGTGAGAATTTCACGCGTCTTGGTTTTCTCCCTGTCTGATGAAGTGGAGGTTTGGTCGTCTAAATCATCGACAAGACAAATGCCGTTGGGGTGCTTTCCGATGAGGGCGTGCGACGTTCTCGAAAGACCCAATACCGTAGGGTCTTTTCTCTTGGAATTAAGTCTGCGCCAGTCATCGTACGGCATCGAAGTATCCACTACCTCGTAGCCACTAGCACTCCATCCCCTTTCCTTATCTGGGACGACATGATGGAAAAACCACTTGAATGCGTTATTAAACTCGATAATGCCAGTAATTATCTGGCAGGTATCTTTGGCAGCTTCATCATTGAGTTGAATAAGCAGATTAGCTTTGTGGGGATATAAACCTACTTGATGTGCAACAAAAGTCGCCATAAGTGTCGTTTTCGTAGAGCCACGAAACGCCTCGATGACGATGCCCTTATCTTTTTCTTTTGCCTCGTATAGCTTTTGTATCCACGGGAGAGTGTGCTTCGGGGGTGCAGTGTCATGAATCACCGTATAGAATACGATAAAGCCATCAACGGAATCTGTTCTGCCTAGTTTTAATATCGCTTCTTGTCTGGAGCCTAGCCCGTCCATTCATTGCCTGACCTCAACCTTCAGTTGAGAAAAAAGTTCTTTGCCCTTTCTTTTGCGCGCTCTCCCTGATACGCTGTGCCGTTATACGGCACGTCATCACCTGTCGGGATAACGAGCCAGTTGCCCTCTCCGTTGTCCAGTATCCTCACAATCTCTTCAACATCATACAGCAATTTTAGAAATGCATAAGCCGACCAATCCAACAGGGTGATTTTCATTGCCGCGGCCTCTCAAGTGTCATCATATCATCAATGCGAATTTCAATCGAACCATCCGCACACAATTCATAGATGCCAATAATGACCACAATCTCTACCCACTCATGCGTCGAGTTCCAAAAGCCAACTTCGAATTTCATCCCATCACCGTGCATATACCGGAACGCGGTGCCAGCGAAATCTCTTGTCAGAGCCTCGGCAGGCCAGTTGTCGGGAGGGACTTCAAGTAAAACCAGCGCCATCATGTCTTCATGCTTATTGGGAAGCATGAAATCCCGCCCACAGTCAAATTCTGGCGCAACAGTCGCTTCACCCGCAAACCCACCATGTTGTAAAGGATTCGGTGTCACAGTAGATTCTGGCTTCGGGTCCGGCAGCAATGATTTCCCTGTGAATACGGCGTTGAGGATTATCAGCCCCAAAATGACGAGTGCAGCAAATACTATCTCTGCGCCGAAACGCCGCAACAGGGCCTTTATCATTTCACTTTATCGCACCACTTCTGATGAATACGACTGGACAGACATCTCTCACAGTAACGGTAATGGGTGAAGTGCGCATTCTTAGCGACTCTATAAATTGAAACAAAATGTATATTATATTCATCCGCTAATTCCTTCGGGTCGCTACCCGCATAGTATCTGTTTGTGATACTGCGCCTCTCGTCGTCTGTGAGCCACAGTCCCCTCACTTCTTCCTCATTTCCTCTCGTTCGTCTTCGTACCACTGAATCGGAATCTTGCCTCGTACACGGCGACCTAACTGATTGGTGAGGCGTCTGGTCTCTATAATATCGAATAAATACTTAAACTCAAAATACAAGTCCTGCTTTGGGTCAAGTTTGATGCGTTCCCAGATGCTCATTTGCCTCTCTACGTTCTTGTGCTAACCAAAACGTATAACACAAATAGTCCCTGCGATATGAGGGGTTGTACCTAAATAGGAATCTGTGTTTAGCGCGGTTCCACAACCAGCGGCGCACACGAATATCCAATAAGTGTCGCAGTTTCATTGGCTAGAGTATAGCATAGTTAGT